ATTAGTACCCCAAGTCTCGGAATGTGTCGGTGATGGTTGCGATTTCGCGTGGGTCAGCTCCGAGCTGTTCTGCGATTTCGTAGGCGTCAAGTCCCCACCAGTATCCCTCGAGGACTGTGGCGTGGAAGATGTCCATTTCTGGCATTGTGTTTCTCCTTGTGTGTGGGGCGGGCACCCCGTGTGTAAACACAGTAGCGACTGTGTAAACACATGTCAAGCACCCCAAGGGGGCGGGGGCAGGATCGGGGAGAAACATCGACCCCACCCCCTAATCTCGCTGGCAATGTCCCGTCGCCGGCAAGAGTCCTATGGCTTGGGTAGCGCTCTCCATGCAGCTTCAAAAGCGTCGGCAGCAGCTGCGCCGTGTTCCTTTTCCCACGTGTTGTCAATCTCTGCGTGGAGCCAGAGCCCTCCAATAGATCCAGCGTTGTCATCTTTGGTAAAAAGTTTTACCCCTTTAGGTCCAGCGCCTCGAGAGCACCTGTACCCACGGCCATACTTACCAAAGGCATAGTCATGCAGCTCTGAAAGTCGCAGCTCCTCTGAGTACTTGATAAGCCATTCCCAAGCCTGCTCAGCCTTAGCGCGGTCAGCCTTGTTGTAGCCACAGTCAACCGCCCAACCCGTTGCGTGGGTGCTGAGAGCGCCCTTGGCCTGAGGGTTTCGGACGGGACGATTCGCATAGATACCAAGATTCTTAAAACCCCATCGCCGGCCCATTAAATGAATTAAGCGCTCCATAACAGGTGACGCCTTTTTGCCGTCATACGACGGGAAATACAAATAGTTACGGGGCACTTGGCGGATCCTTTGGCTTGTCCTTGAGACCGTTGCCTGCGAGTAGCCCGATAAGTCCACCGGCGAGGGTCATTAGCATCGGGGACAAGACGCCCCACGCTTCAGCGTCGTTCGGGCTTTGCTCCGTAGGTTGCACAACAAAAAGCAATCCAAAGATGAGAGAAGCGATGGCCATGACAAATGACAAGGTCAAGCCAATGCCGACCACAAGAATCAGGCGGGCTTTGATTTCCTCATTGCTGAGGCGGTTTTCTGGTTTCATGGGCATCGCCTTTCGAATGTGCCTGTGGCTTTTGTGGTTTCGCAGTTTTCGCGGACTCGGTCAGCGCAACTACTCAGCGTCAGGCAGAACAGGATTGCTAGCAATAAGCGCTTCATACTCTGCAAACTCCTCGTCTGTCATTTCGCGTGTTTCATCGTCAATTTGTATAAATGGTTTTGTCATGATTCCTACTTTTTGTATCCGTAAACGTTAATAACCCCACCTGTAAACGCTCCAGCGCCGTTAATCAAGTTAAAACCTGTGTGAGATGCGTTGGTGTCTTGAATCCCCGTCATGGTTCCGGTGATGTTTTGGTATGTGACAGGGCCTGAGATAAAACGAGTAAATCCTGTTTGAAATGGATTGATGACTTCACAAATTAGACCGCCATAATTATTACCAGTTGCTGCTGAACCTGCCCAAGTAAACTGAGCATTGTTTACGTTGCTTGCCGCAGAAATTGTTCCGTTGGTGTAATTCACATAAAGAAAAGTTCCGTAATAACCAACGGTTGTAGCTCCGTTTAACTGAAAGCCAAAACTGATGTCGTTAGCGGTGTTGCGAACACCTGTCACAATTATTTTGTAAGCGTTATAGTCGGCGCTAAAAACGTTAGTGACATTGATGGTGGTAGGCGTTCCCGTAATTGCCTGCGACTTAATAAGCCACAAGCCGACGGCGTTCATGTCCTGAGCGCGTAAAACCTCGCCAGCGGAAAATGTTGGATAAGTCATGGATAACCCAATCTGTTTTGGTCAAGCACACCGAATGTGCTGGAGTCAAGTGTAAACGGTGTGCCGAGCGACGGTGAGAGATAAACCTGCACTCGTGCATAGTCCGGATAGAAAAAAGTGTTAATGCCTTGAATCTGGGCAGTGACGGTAGTGCCGCGGAAAATGACAGTAACTCCAGCGCCTAAATTCATGCCAACGTCTGCGCCGGGACTAACAATGTCGCGTGTGCTCAGCAGGCTTATCAAGGTGCAGGTGGGGGATTGGATAGTGCTGGTGGTAATCGAGAATGGGGTCACTGCTACACGGTCTTGGGTTGCAAGAATAAATCCTGCAAGAGATAAGGCATCGGCCGTTGACGCGTTATAAGTGTCATAGACAAGAGAGTTGTACGGAGGGGAACCTGTAGAGGCTTTCTGCGTAGCAATTCCTGGAGCAACAACTTCTATTTCTGTAAACGTGTTTTGCACCGAGCTTAGATACTCAAGACCGTCAAACTCATAGGCACCGAGAGTTCCGGCATCGCTAAAAACAAATTGCCTGTTGCCAATACCTGCAGCAAAATTGGTAGCCGTAAACTGCGAGCTTGTAAGCGCAACTCGTTTGCTGTCTAGATCGTCGATTAAATACTGGCCAGTGCGTAGCAAGCCGTTAATTAAGTCAAGAGATCCACCTTGAAAAGTGGTTGCTGGAACCGCAACCATGCTTGGCACGACACTGAACATGTCTACCCCAGCATTGTCTGCTGCAATAATGTCTATGACATTTGAGACGGTGCTTGCGATTGGCGTAAACGTGTCAATTACCGTGCTCGCCATTCTGCCGACCGCACCAGTGGCCGTAATAGTTATGCGATCTTGTGGAGCTGCTCCGGTGCCTGACTTGTACGGCATTGCAAACTGGCGCGAAACGTCTGTGATTGCTCCGACAAAATAAGCGGGTGAGCTAGAGCTGTTGGCATCTCTAACGTCAATGAACTGACCCACCGCTAAAGGCAATGCATAGGAATTGGCGGGGATTAACTCGATGACGCAATTTGTCTGGGGAAAATTGTCTTGAAATCGTTGTCGACCTCGGCTGATAGATACCGACTGAATACCTGTTAACGAGGTGTAGGTGCCGTTCAGCGTGGCTGAGTAGTTGACCGTTGGCGTGGTGTACGGCATCAGCCACTCACTCTGATGGGCACTGAACCATTCAGCTGCATGTAACGGCGTAGGGCGTTAACCACGGCTTGTGGGTCCCCGCCGTTGACATTGATGGTGACGTTGTTGCCGGTGCGCTTGGCGCTTGCTTGATTGAGAAGCCCCATGTCCCCTGCAATAGCTGAGTCGCCAAGTGCGGCACCAGCAGCGTCAATAGACCCAAGGTCAGCGTTTAGAGATGCCACCGTCATGCCGCCTGTACCGGCAAGAAGATCAGCGGCAACCTGAGAACCAGCCACAGGTCCAAGGTTCATGAGCTGTGCAAGACCTGACCTGCCAAGGCCGACAGCAATTAGCTGCTGAAGTTGGCCACCAAATTTTTTGGCTGCTGCAATTTGCTCGGCAAATGCTTGGGAGTATGTCTTGCGCTGGGATTGCGCTGTGTTAAGTCCAGCTTCTGCTTTTGCTACACGATCTGTGGCGTCGGCCATCTGCTCTGTCGTGTAAACCCCGTCCTTTTGAAGTTTGTTTAGAGCTTCGTAGGCATCCATGCGCTCCTTGAGAGCGTCTTGGTATTTGTCCTCAGAGTCAGTCGCACCAGCGAGGGCAGAGCTTAGAGACACCCAGCCCCTTACTGCGTCAGCAAGTCCACTGGCGTATTCCCGCAAGGATTGCTTAGCCTGCTCAATTGCTTTCTTAGTGGCTTCAAACAAGTTTTTAGCGGCTTGTCTTGCTTTATCTGATGCGGCCTTGGCTTTTTCGGCGGCAGCAATACCGGCAGCTTCAGCCTGACGCGCCCTATCTCCTGCTTCTCGAGCCTTGTCAATTTGGACCTTTAAGTAGCCAGTTTCTTCTGCTGCCTTGTTTGTGGCATTGGCATAATCGCCTTGAGCTTTAGTGGCGTTTCTGACCATAACGGTAAGACCGACAAGTGCGGCAGCGCCAGCGATGGCTGTGGCAATACCGACACCTGTGGCAATCTGAACGGCGAAACCCGAAATAGCAAGAGCTGTGTTTGCTGCCGTGGTGATGGCGGCGATTGTGTTGTAAACAACCATTGCGGCCTTAGCTGCTAAAAGAGCCGTGGCAAGACCGCCTACGCCAATTGCAAAGCCAATCACTAAGGGGGTGTTTTCTCTTACAAACTTTGCTGCTGATTGCAGACCTTTTGCAAACTCGGCAAGGTAAGGGACAAGAGCCAAGCCAATTGTTTCTTGAGCGTCGTCAAGGGCAATCTGCATCTTCTTAAGTCCACCGGCTGCGGTGTTTGCAGCTGCGTCAGATGCGCCTCCAAAGTTGCTTTCAAGAATCTTGAGCACGTCAGAAAAGTCAGCGCCATTCTTAATTGCGGTTTTAAGCTCTGGCGACAAGGCTGCAAGAGATCGCATGTTGCCTGAAAACCCACGCGAGAGCGCCTCAGAAACAGACCCTAAATCTTGGCCCGTTGCCGCGGACACGTTTAATGCCGTTTGAAGTAAACGCTGTGCATGGCTGACGTCCTTAGTTGCTGTTACCAAAGTCGACAGGGCCGGACGAAGCTCGTCGTCCGACACGGCTGCGGTGTACTGGAGTTGCGCCACAAAATCCTCGTTGGCAGCAATTTGAGCGTCCGTCGCTGTAGTGCTGTTGCGGATTTGCGTTGCCAGTTTCTTCATGGCAAGTTCTTCATCGGCCGCAGCCTTGGCAGCAGACAGACCTGCAGCGGCCAGACCTGCTACAGCGGCAGCAGCTGGAAGCGCTGCCTTGCGGATTGCGAACGATGCCTTTTCTCCGTTGGTCTTAAGACTCTCAAATTCTTTGATAGCACTCTTGATGCCTTTGAGGTTGGCGTCTGCGACGATGCTAAGAATGATGCTCATTTAGGGGTCACCTTTAGATTGCGGTTTACGGCGTTGCCAACCTTCTCCACGATGTCAAGCATGCCCTGCTGAATTTCTCCTTCATGGCGCTCAAACGCTGGGTACATAATGCGAGAGGGCTTGCCGTGCTTTTCTGCAAGACGATCACCGAGCACGTTGCGATTGCGACGACCGGCCATGTCGTAAACGGTGTTAGCCATGCCCTGCCACTTGACCGAAAAAACCGCAAGGTTGCGGACGATGCCGGCAAACTCCTTGGGCTTCTTGGCGCTAACTGCTTGCTTCACCATTGTCATTGCTGCAGAGCCATTCCATGGAAACAATTGGTAGCCACTTTGAGTGACCCACTTGCGACCCATACCAGAGATAGGCGGGTCCTTGGGAATCTCGCTGCGGATGTCAGCCACCAGCGGATTGGTTAGCTGCTTAAAGTCTTTGGTGATTTGTAAACGCAAACGGCGGTCCACGCGAGACAGTTCAGAGAGTGCCTGCTTGAGTCCGTGGACCTCGTAGTGCATCTCGACTGTCATTGCTTGCGGCTTTCGTTTAGGACTTTGACAACGGTCGCTAGATCGTTGGTGTCGAAGTCAATGGCTGGGGGCCACCAGCC